GTGAAGCAAGAGTACCTACAAACAAAGAAATAGAATGTTGCCGTCGTTCTGTATTTAGTTACATAGAACAATATAAACCAAAGGTAATTGTCTTATTTGGTGGTCAAGCGGTTTACTCTATTATTGCCCATAGATGGAAAAAAGATTTAAAGACTATTAATGAATGGAGAGGTTGGACTATACCAGACCAAGAAATTAAGGCTTGGATTTGTCCTACATTTCATCCTGCTTATGTTGATAAAATGGAGAAAAAAGAGGTTTACAATATTTGGGAAAATGATTTACTAAAGGTAGCCGGTATGGTAAACAAACCTCTTTATATTGATAAAGAACCTGAAATTATTTATCTTAAAAATTTACGTAAATTAACAACTATTCCAGATGATAGTATAATTTCAATTGATTATGAAACAACTGGTCTAAAACCACACGGTGAAGGACATACCATTGTTTGTGCTTCTGTTGCACTTAATGAAAATAAGGCTTATGTATTTGAAATGCCAAAGGATGAAGTTGAAAGAGATATTTACATTTCTCTGTTAAAAAATAATTCCATTAAAAAAATGGCTCATAATTTAAAGTTTGAAGAAAACTGGAGTTTTGGTATTTTAAAAACAAGAGTACGTGGTTGGGATTGGGATAGTATGTTGGCTGCTCATATACTTGATAATAGGTCTGGTGTAACAGGGCTTAAATTTCAGACATACGTTAATTTTGGTATAATTGATTACAGTTCCCATTTAGAACGTTGGTTGGGTACAGAAGGTAAAAGTGCTAATGAAATCAATAAAGCACAAGAATTTTTTAGTACTTCAACAGGACGTTTAGAATTAATGAAATATTGTGCTTTGGATACTATTTATCAGTATCGTTTAGCAAATAAACAAAGACCGTTGTTTGATGAATTACCATTTTAAAATTGAATATGTTTTTTGAATTAAAAACTTACAAATTCTTCCAAGAAGGAATTTTAGCCTTGTCCCGTATGGAACAACAAGGGTTAAGAATTGATATGAAATATGCTGAAGAAAAAAAGTTAGAATTAACTAAAGAAATTGAAAAACTTGAAGTAGAGTTTAAAGCAACCAAACTCTATAAACATTGGTCTCATACCGCTAAAAATAAAGTCAATATTTATAGTCCTCAGCAACTTGGTGCATTCTTGTATGGTACAAAAAAGATTAAAATTAGTAAAGAAACTGCTTCTGGTCAAGGTGCTACGGATGAAGAAGCTCTACAAGAATTAGGAATACCTGAATTAGATATTCTTTTACGTATCAAAAAACTTAAAAAAGTTCGTGACACATATTTGGATGCTTTTGTAAGAGAACAGGTTAATGGAATTGTTCATCCATTTTTTAACCTACATCTTGTACGTACATTTCGGGGTAGTTCAGACAGTCCTAATTTCCAAAATATACCTAAAAGGGATAAAGAAACAATGGAAATTTGTAGAAGAGCAATATTACCACGACCAGGACATCAATTTGTTGAATTAGATTATAAACAACTTGAGGTTAGAATTAGTTGTTGCTACAATAGGGATGAGCAATTAAAGGAAGACATACTTGCTGGTGATATGCACAAAGAAATGGCAATTAGAATTTTTCATATTGAGGATTTTAATAAAGAAACAACAGGTCATTCAGTTCTTCGTAGTGCTACTAAAAATGGTTTTATATTTCCACAATTTTATGGGGATTATTATAAAAATTGTGCTGTAAACCTTTCCTATGGTTGGGGACATTTACCAAAGAACAGAAAATGGAAATCTACAGATGGTATTGAATTTGAAGATAGAAAATTAGGGGCTCATTTAATAAGTAATGGTATTAAAGATTTAGAATCTTTTACCCAGCATATTAAAGTGATTGAGGATTACTTTTGGAATGTACGGTATAAAGATTATACAAAATGGAAAGAACGTTGGTGGGAACAATATCAAAGGGTAGGCCATATTACTTCCATGACTGGGTTTAATTATCAAGGAGTAATGAAAAAGAATGATGTATTAAATTATCCAATACAAGGTTCTGCTTTTCATTGTTTACTATGGAGTATTATTCAAGGTATTAAAGTACAGGTAAAGGAAAAGTGGAAATCCAGGTTAGTTAGCCAAATACATGATGCTATTGTAATGGATGTACACCCTGATGAATTAGAACACGTTGTCAAAACAATGAAAAGAATTATGTGTGAAGATATTGTTAAACATTGGGGTTGGATTACTGTACCTCTTGATGTTGATGTTGAGATACATAATGTAAATGATAGTTGGGCTGATAAACCACAAAGGTAATGAAAAGGACAAGAAAACATTCTACAGGTGGTTTGTTCTTATTTGAAGAACCTAAACCAGTTGCTGAGGTAACGATACGTCAAAGAAAACCAAAACAAGTTGATGGTTTTATTGAAAGATTTAAAGGTAAGGACCCGTTCTTTGTTTTAGAAAACTTTCTTAATGATAGAAAAAAGTATGTCACAAGTCGTTACCCAACAGATCATCCTCAAGCGTTTTCTACTGTATTGTTTGAACTGAATTTATATTTAGACGTTCTTATACGTGTTAAAAATAATCTTAACCAATTTAAAATTAATGACAAATGAAAAATCAAAGAGACACCACCTCGGAAGACATTGCTTTTAAGTATGCTAAAGATGCATTATTAGAAGAAATGCAAGGTAAAGAAAAAGTATCTGAAAAGACATTTGAAGTCTTTAACATTACAGAAGAATTATGGGACAAATGGTTTAAAGAAGTAACTTTAAATCAATCTTTATTTCTCGCTTCTTCTAAAACATTTGTTATTCAACAGTTGTTAAATTCTTCAACTTCTTTAACGGAGTATTCTGCTAAAATGATGATATTTTATCAATTTAGACAGAAAATGATAGAAATGTCAAGTAATCCGCTTATAGGACTAATAAATCTATTAAAATAATGGGATTGTATTTAAAGTATCGACCAAATGCCCTTGCTGAAATTGAAGGTAACAGGGAAATTGTAATCACTTTGAGAGGTATGTTTAAAAAGAATGAGATACCTCACTCTATGCTGTTCCACGGACCGACAGGTTGTGGTAAGACTACCTTAGCCCGTATTGTAGCAAAAGAACTGGGTTGTGCAGAAAACAATTTAATTGAAATTGACACAGCACAATTTAGGGGAATTGATACGGTACGTGATTTACGTAAAAACATTCAATACACTCCTTTAGGTGGTGGTATAAGAGTTTATATTATCGATGAGGTACATAAAATGACAGGGGACGCTCAAAATGCTTTCCTTAAGATACTTGAGGACACTCCCTTACATATTTACTTTATTTTGTGTACCACGGACCCACAAAGTCTTCTACCTACAATAAAAGGACGTTGTAGTCAGTTCCAGGTACAGTTATTGTCTGATGATGATATGAAATCATTACTTACAAAAATTGCTGAACTTGAAAATGATAGTATTGAGGATGAAATTATTGAACAAATAACACAAGATAGCCAAGGACATCCACGAAATGCTTTACAAATACTTGAACAGGTATTAAGTACCCCAAAGAAAAGAAGATTAACAATAGCCCAACAAGCTGCTATTGAACAATCTGAAAGTATTGCCCTTTGCCGTGCTTTAATGAAAAAACAAGGTTGGAGTGAAGTTAAAAAAATCTTACAAGGATTAAAAGGACAAGATGCAGAAGGTATCCGTCGTGTTGTAATTGGTTATGCTTCAAGTGTATTATTGAATACAGATAATGCTGTTGCTGGACTTATCTTAGAAGCTTTCCAGGAACCTACTTACAATATGGGATTTCCTGGAATCGTACTTGCTTGTTATACCGTAATTAAAAGTTAATGATATGGCAGACAAAGTAGAAAAAGTGATTGAAACAAAAGATGACAAATGTTGGGTTACAGTTTCTTATAATGCAAATTTAGGTAATTATGAAAACATAAAAATTGAAGCTGGTTATTCCCAAACACTACCTCCTAATCGTTCTCCTATTGATTTCTTAGAAGATATGCAGGACACAATATCTAATTCTGTTATTGAAGAAGTAAAAGCTTTGAAAAAACAACTTAAAAAGAAAAGGAGTAAAGAATGAATCCGTTATTTAAACTTGCAAAAGAACTCTGTCCACAAGGTGGTGTGGAAGATGATGCTCCATTCCCAAATTCTACTGACCAAGATATTTGGTGTGAAGGATTTGTAACCGCTGCTGAATTAATGTTAAACGCTTGGTACGTTGAAGATACTGATGTTACAAGAAGATTACTTGCTGAAAAACTTAAACGTGCTCATAAAAACTAATTCAAATGAACTACGAAAAAGATATTCATATTGATGAAACTGCTCTTGATTTAGAGTGGTTATCACAAGCCGAACTTGCTGTTAGGTATGGTAGGTATTGGTCTGCTTGTAAAGACAGAGTTACCCGTGCTGAAGAAAATATTAAGTTAATTCGTGCTCAACTTATTGCAGAAGCAAACGATGACCCTGTTAAATGTTGTAACAAAGAAAAACCAAATGCCGCAGATATTGAAGCATACTATCGTCGGCATAAACGTCATATTAAGGCAAAAGAAGAATGGTTAGATGCTTTAAAGGAATGTAATGATGCTGAAATTGTAAAGAATGAAATTTCATTTACACGAAAAGCAGCCTTGGAAAACCTTGTACAATTACACGGACAAAATTACTTTGCAGGTCCTTCTATGCCACGTAACCTTCAGGGAGAAAGGGAAAGAAAACAAGAAAAAAGAAAAGAAAGTGAATCGAGAATTAGAATACGTAAATCTTAAATTTTAATGATTATGAAAAAGAAAAAGTTTAATTTTGCAGGAAAAATCAGTAGTAATGCAGCGGCCAGAAAGAAAGGTTTTGGTTATGGGCATCTTCTCACAAATGGATTAGATGTATGGACCCCAGAAGTAGATTCCAAAGTTGTTATGGACATTTTACCATACCTTGTAAAGGATAAAAATCATCCTGATAAAGACAAGGAAAAAGGAATAGCAATGGAAGGAACATATTGGTTTAAAAGACCTTTTAAATTCCACAGAAACGTTGGTGCTAAAAACAGTTCTGAAATTTGTTTACAATCTTTTGGAAAGAAATGTCCTATTTGTGAATACCGGGATAAACTTAAGAAGGATCCTGAAGCGGATGAGGATGCAATAAAAGCATTAAAACCCAGTGAACGTAATTTGTACGCTGTTGTAATCACAAAAATTAATGGAAAGAAACAAGAAAGAAAACTTCAATTATTTGAATTTTCAGATTACCTTTTCCAGGAAAAATTTGTTGAACAACTTGAAGATAAACCGGAGTTTGAAACATTCCCAAATCCTTATGAAGGTGCTTCAGTTAGTGTTAAATTTGCAGAAACCAATCTTGGTGGAAACAAATTCGCAGAACCAACAAGATTTGATTTTGAACCCAGATCAAAACAATATGATGATGAGTTTATTGATGAAATTCCTTGTTTGGATGAATGTTTGCGTGTACTTACCTATGATGAACTGAAGGCTAAGTTCATGGAAAATGATGATGTAGAAAACGAAGAGGATGAGGATGAGGAAGAAAGAAAACCTGTAAAGAAAGGTAAAAAACCTGTAAAGCCTGAACCTGAGGAAGAGGATGAAGATGAGGATGAAGATGAGGATGAAGAAGAGGATGAAGAAGAGGATGAAGAAGAGGATGAAGATGAAGAAGAGGAAGAGGAAGAGCCTGCTCCACGTAAGCGTAAAACAGCCGTAGCAGACAAAAAGAAAGAAACTCCTAAAAAGGGAAAGAAAGAACTTACCTGTCCTCACGATTATCGTTTTGGTAAAGATACCAATAAATATGATGAATGTGAAGATTGTGAACTTTGGAACGAATGTTATGCTGCTAAAAAGAAAGCAAAGTAATGGTTATTCTTAGAAGAAGGTTAAAAAAAGAAAATAAGAAAGACACCTCTTTTATAGGAGCTTCAATTCCTAAGGATATGGTGTCTTTCTTATCCTTGTTTTGTCTTGCCAAAGAAGTTACAAAAACATCAATTGTAAAAGATTTAGTAAATTCTTGGTTACAAGAAAAACAAAAGGAGTATTCTGAAAAAGACCTTATCAAAGAAATAGCCATGAGGTCTCTTGAAGTTTGGGAAGTTACCCCAAAAAGGAATACTACACTACATAATTTTAAAACTATGTTAAGATTAGAGTGTAAATATAGAGGACTTGATGAAAGTGTTATTAATGGTATTATTGCAGAATTTTTAAATGAATATGAAAAAAAGTGATTTAACTCTTAATGAACAAATAAAACGTCATTCCAGAAAAACCACACGTAAAAAGAAATACGATGGTTCCTTGGAAACGGTTGTGTCTACCGGCAGTACATTATTAGATTTAGCCATTAGTGGTGGTAGGATACGAGGTGGTGGTATTCCAACAGGTATCCTTATGGAAATCTTTGGTCCAAGTGGGGCAGGTAAAACCGTACTACTTTGTGAAATTGCTGGAGATATACAAAGGAAAGGTGGGGACATAATGTTTCACGACCCAGAGGCACGACTTAACAAACAATTTGCCCAAATGTTTGATGTGGACTTTGATAGGATTGATTACACTACACCTGATACTGTAACAGAAGTTTTTAAAGGTGTACGGGAATGGAAACCCACAGGAACAATCAACGGTGTTTTTGCAGATTCTTTAGCAGCACTTTCCACTGATATGGAAATGGATAACAAAGACGGTGATAAAATGGGAATGCGTCGTGCTAAAGAATTCAGTGAAGAATTACGTAAAACCTGTCGCATATTAGCCAAAAATAACTTGCTGATGGTAGCAAGTAATCAAGTAAGACAAAATCTTGATGCAGGACAATATGGACAAAAATACACAACTCCTGGAGGACTTGGTGTAGGTTTTTACTCATCTTTACGTTTACGTGCTGGTACACCTGAAAAAATTAAAGTAAAACAAAAAATTGCAGGAAGGGAGGTTACAAGAGTAATTGGTGTTGAAACACAAATCGAAGTACATAAAAGTTCAGTTTGGAAACCTTTTCATTCTGCTCCTGTTTACATACTGTTTGATTATGGCATTGATGACATTCGTGCTAACTTACAATTCATTAAAGACTTTACCAAAAATACAACCTATACTATTAATGAAGAAAAGTTAGATGTAGGATTAGAAAAGTCTATTGCTATAATTGAACGTGATGAACGTGCTAATGAACTCCGTGAACAAGTAATTGATTTATGGGAAGAAATTGAAGAAAAATTTGTAAGTGAACGTAAACCAAAACAAAGATGACCGAAAATGATAAGCAACTAATCAAGAACGCTAATCATTTGTATTGTGTAGATTGGTACTTGGCTGATAAAATGGTTGAAAAAGCAGATACCGTAGAAGCTAAAACTGAGTTACAAAACATTGCAAAACGATTATATCATAAAGAAGAATATTTATCAGACTTGTTATGAAAAAACAAATTTTTGATTTACGGTCTAATATGAGAACCTTTACCCATAAGTTTTATAAGGGTTGGACACCACAGGATTTTAAAGATGAGTACCTTAAAATCCAGATGCACACCAGTACACTAACTAAATCACAAAGGGAAACTGTCATTAAATACGTTAAACGAAATGCGGATAAGAACGAATAAACATTTAGTTGTTTTAACCAATGATCCATCCCTCACTGCCTGGGGTTATTGTGTTATGAAAAATGACATAGTTTTAGAATGTGGGTGTATTAAAACAGCACCAGAACACAAAAAGAAAAGAATTCGTAAATCTGATGATACTGTACGTCGTATCA